TACCTCTTTCTGCATCATGCCACATACGGTAGAAATGATTCATACCATGTGGGGTTGAAACTATAATGACTTTCGTGCTTTTACCAGAAGTAATAGTAGGATAAACAGAAGCAAAGAAGGAATCAGCGATATGGTTGGGAACAAAAGCAAATTCATCCAAGAAAAGGATATTGAAAGACATACCCCTAACAGCACTAGCAGAAGTAGACGCCGCCAAGATTTTACTACCATTTTCTAACTCCAATGAACCTTTGTTCCAAGATATAATTCCCTGTTGCATCCATTTAGGTAAATTCTCATAGGCAGTCTGCAATCTACCTAAAAGTTCCCTAGCAGTTGCTGCTTTGTTAGCAAGAATACCAATATTAACACTATCATTAAAAACAGCATAATGTAAGAGGTAGGCCACGACAGTTGTGGATTTACCAGTCTGACGAGGCATTTTACAAATGTTAAATCGTTCTTCATGAAAATTATTAATTAATTTCTCTTGAAAGTCATAAGGATTAAAAGGAACCAAACCTTCATCCAAACTTACAATTTGAACATAGTTTTTAGCAAAATAAACAGGGTCATCTTTACACTTAATAAATTCACGAATATTTTCCTCAGTAAATTCCTGAGCAACATTCGCTTTTTTTAAATTAGGATT